CGAAGGACTCGTGATGGCGAGCCTCCGGCATAAGTAAACGTGAAGGAAAGGGCGTCTACGACGCCCCCTTTTTTCCTTCCCATTTACTAGAGATGTCCGCCGGCTACATTCAGCTGGCGGCCATCGGACAACAGGACGCGTACCTCACGGGAAGTCCTCAAGTCACGTACTTTCTGGGAGTTTACCGCCGCCACACACCCTTTGTGCTTGAGGCTTACGACATTCCATTTTTGGATCAAAAATTACAGTACGGTCAAAATCACATCTGTAGAATCCCACCCAAAGGAGATCTCGTAAGGTCTTTGATGATCAAAATGACCCTTCCTCCACTCCAAGCAGTTGGCTCCGACTGGTACTGGCCCATCGCCCCAGCAGTTTCGAATGTCGCGACTCTAATTTTCAATGGAAATTACACGCTAGCGAACACAGCCCCTTTTGCCGGTATCGATTGGTACTCGACATATAACCAGGCAGCCTGGTTGAACGGTCCAGGACCACAGGGTGTTTTCAAACCGAACGTCGCTTACACAGCCGGGTCGAGCAAATTCGTCTTTTCGAACGTCACCAACGTATGGGTCCAATCTTATACTACGAACCAGACTAATACGGGTGTCTTTTGGGGTCTGGACCCTCGCAACGCTAACGCACAGGTGACCATCGGTTCAGTGACGTACCTCATATATAACGTGGGGGCGGCTGGACGCCAGTCGGACTTTAGTCTCGAACAGTCCGGATGGTTGCGAAATCCAGCAACGGGTATGCCCGACCCGCCTTCAGGGTCCGGTCTCTTTTTGAGTCTCAATCAGCCCATGGTCATACCCAGCTCCGGATTCATCAATTTTGCAGAAGATAACGGTCTGACCAGATGGACCAACTACGACACGACATCATCATTCACCGTGACCCAAGGGGGGCGAATCCGTTTCGAGAAGCCCGGACTCTACATAATGAGAATAGGATTCGGTGCCAACTACGGTTCGCTTTCGAACGTGGCTTGGGGGGCCCAGACCGGTGACGGTGAACCCAACTTTCCAACCTTTGCCGCGTCTTACCCATGGCGCGTGTCTCCCAACCCCGCAACTCCCGCCATCTTTCCCATGAACATCACGACCACGAGCACTAGTGTCTATGTGTATGCCAATGCGACAGGTTCGTCCTTGATTACGAATTCGTATCTATCGATCATCAAGGCGGATTACATCATGAATATGGCGTCACCATATGGCCCGGGCGTCACAATCACCTCTAACGCCGTGCCTATTTACTCGAACATCGTTTCGACCGGTTCGGGATTTCTGACTTTGGCGGCGGACGCGACCGGGAGATTCAACGTCAATACGACCGGTCCTATGATCATCACAGGAACCCTCTACCTGTCTTCGAATTACGTGTCGAACGTCCAGCTCGTCGAAGGGGCCAACATCGTCTACACGTACGACATGACGTCGCAGGGTCGAGACCCGACATTTGCATTTTCGATACCCATGAACGTCACGGACACGAACAGATTTTACTCGCTAAATGTGGCGACCAACAACAACTGGAGTGACGTGACGACTTTACCAGGTGTTGAACCGACCGCGGCGGAGCCCCCGCCAGCGCAGTGGTCCGTCTTGACGACGACGGGCACATTTCTCATGAATGCCAGTACCGAAAGCACCACCTGGCCCGCATGGAAAGGATTTTCGACGGCAAATTACTGGCAGGCCGGTTCGTTCGGTATGTATTCCACCGTCGCACCATATTCCAACGTGGTCGCTGCACCCGTGACCAACACGACACCCGGTCCCATTTCGTGGGGAGGCGAATGGATTCAACTCGTGGCGCCTACACAGACTCTTTTGACGACTGTGACTCTGACGCCCGTGAGCGCCAACTTGGCCCCGGGCGAGTGCCTCATTTTGGGAAACAGCGTCGAGAGTAATTCTGGTTGGACAATCCTGAACGGCCCGACGACCCTGACGGGAGCGGTCCAGACCGTGACCGTCAACGCTAGTGCGGCGTACCGCTGGTTCCGCGTCGTCTTCACCAAAGCCTTCAACGGCGTGAACGGCTACAAACCTGCTGTGAACGTCTCGATGACCGGTCGGCAGACGGCCAAGATTCTCTTGAACGGCTCATTTTTCATCGTAAATCAGGTGGGTGTTCCAGCAACGTCTGTTGCGACTATAGTCTGCCAGTACAACGGTTTCTTGATGACCCCCTCGACCACGACGCTCAAGTCGCCCCTTAAGGTCACGACCGATTTCACAACCGTCGGCAACGTTTTCAGTATTTCGAACGTTACGAGCCAGAACACACTAGCCTTCAGTAACGTCGGTACATATATGGTCACCGGAGTCATTTCGACAGCCAACCAGCTCACATCCATGTCGATAAACGGTTCGGACGGAAGCTCCACAACCTTCCCGGTAGGTCTTGGTATGTACCCACCCGTGACCGTCAACTTGCCGTTTCGAGTATCGAACACAGCCACCAGGTATTCCATCAGTCTTGCAGTCAATGGCTCGACGGTCGCCCCGAACATCTATTCGAACACGTTTTTGGCCGTGTATCCAATATCGTCAAATGCAAATTCCCCTGCTAATTACGTCTATTACGACTCGGTCGCAACCTTGGCCATTCGTTCGGCCGAACTCAAGATCGGAGGCCAGTCCATCGAGACACTCACGGGTGAATACATAGAGCTCTGGAACGACCTGAACGTTACGTACGAGAATCAACCGGCCCTCAAGCTCCTCACCGGGAAGGCGGACACGACAAGGGCTCTATCGTACCGGACGTACTATGTGAATTTGCCCTTTTATTTCTATAACCGCCCCGAACTTGCGATTCCACTGGTGGCGCTCGACCGCCAAGACGTTGAGGTCCATGTGAATTTCAACACATTCAAAAATCTCACGGCCGTATCTGGGGTTGTGAATCCCACGCTCGACGCGACAATCATCACAGAGTACGTGTATTTGTCCGAGCCCGAAATCAACTGGTTCCGCACGAGTCGCATAGAACAGGTCATAACACAGTGTCAGTACGGAACGTTCAGACTCCAGCCCAGTTTCACGTCGGGCGTGTTTGTCCTAGAGTTCAAGAACCCGATCCGAGAGATGTTCTTCATTATTCAGACAGATGGCGCTGCACCCTATGACTACTCTGGAAACGGTCTTCAGAGCATCGGACTGAGCTTCAACGGCTACGAGGCTATGAGCGCCAGTACAAACGACGCCGTCTCTTTGGGATCCTTGGAACCTTTCAATCACTATCCGAATTTCCCTACGAGACAGTTCTATATGCACTCATTCTGCATGTCGCCAGGGTCGACCGCGCCTTCGGGCTACGTGAACTTTAGCCGCATCAAACAGGTTCTACTGACGCTCAACACCAATACGAACGCACTCGCTCGTAATTTACGCCTGGCTTTTGTGAATCACAACGTTTTGAGATTTGAAAATGGACTTGCAGGGTTGATGTTCAACTAGTGAGTAGGTCCCTGTCTCCCTTCCGCGCCGCGGCCGACGGAAAACAATGTTTTCCTTTACTAGAGATGGCCGCCCGTGCCAATTTAGCATCACTCGGTAAAGAGGATGTCATCTTGAGCGGGGAACCCGAGGCGACGTACTTTATCGAGCGGTACAAAGGTCACGCGTCTTTCGCCCAGCGTGTCGACACCGTCAATTTTCAGGGAGATTACGTCTACTTTGGGGCCGAGTCATACGCCGTCATGCCTCGTTCGGGTGATCTCATATCTAAAATGTATCTCAAAGTTAATTTTCCTTTGGAAAAGTTGGGCACCGGATCTGTCCGTGACTCGGTCGGCACCTTGATGATCGATTACATAGAGCTTTACATTGGGAGCCAACTCATCGAACGCTTCTGGGGAGAGTTTCTAGCCCTCAAATGGGACCTCGAGGTTCCGCAGAGTAAACAGGGGGCCCTGACGGGTCTCATAGGCAAGGGAACGAAGACACCCGCGGCAACCTACACGGTCCCCATCCCCTTTTCTGTTCTCGAAAAAGGCCTGCCTTTGTGCGCATTCAAAGAAGATGTGACGATCCGGATGGGCCTCCACCCCTCGACCGTCTTTACTGAGCCGTCCGTAGTCATCTCACCACCTGTGAATATGGAGCTCGACGTCGAATACACATACCTGTCCGACCCGGAGGTGGAATTCATCAAGTCTCACCCTCAAATGTACGCTTTCGAACAGCTCCAGAAGAATGAGTTTTTCGCGCCCCAAGGCATCAACGCAATCACGTGCCCTCTGACCATCATCAATCCAGTCAAGGAAATATTCATGACGATCCAGAACGACTCAGCCAAGGGATACGACTACTCAAACGTCGCGGGGGGGTCGACCGATCAGCTCGCTTCGATGGTCCTGTTCTTCAATTCGACCGACCGAATCTCATCCGACGTCGGGACACCAGTTTTCCTCAGAAATATACAGGCTCTAGAATTTCACACACGTGTTCCCAACTACCTGTTCTATATGTACTCGTTCAGTCTCGACCCCGAGTCTGTTCAGCCCAGCGGCAGCGTCAACTTTTCACGCATAGACCAGAAGAACCTCGTCCTGACCATGAACCCCAGTCAGACGAATAGGTACGTGACCGTATACGCCCTCAGCTACAACTTCTTGATGGTCGGTGGTGCGACAGCCGAAGTTATATTTAAAAATTACATCTCTTAGAAATGGTCGAAGCGGCAGCGATAGACATATTTCTACCGGTCATGGAGTCGGCCGTTGTTCTGGCGGCTCACTACTGCAAGGCGGCCGGCCGGGACTGTGTACAGGCCGAGGACATGCGCATCGGTATGATGTTTGCGGCTCGGAACGTCGCAGGAAAGCAATTGGGGACGCTGTTTCCGGAGCTTTACGAAGATGACTCGGACGGAGAGTCCGGATCGTGGGAAACCGTTTCTGGGGACGGGGACGAAGAGTCCCCGGCCGACGTTTGGACCAAGTATGAAGGCACGGAGGATGAGATGGCCCGGAAGATGAACGAGTGCGCCGAAACGTGGGACGCGTGGGAACCCGAGACGCCTGCAGAACGTGCGCTCAAAAACGCGGTAGACAAACAGAGAGAAGAGTAGATGGACTGGGAGTCCGACGAGGAGTCCGAAGAGGAACAGAAGCCCAAGTACTCTGTGATTCTCTCAGAAGAGGAATACGAGGACGACGGCCCTGAATCCTATGAGAAGGATCCCCTTCAGGACAATTTTGAAGACCCAGATCCTAGCCCTGAAATAGAAGGCTGGGATCCACGCGAGGCGCATAATTATTTTCGGCTTACTTAGTAACAAATGGCCTCCACTCTCTCTTCCGTCGCTCTCCAGGTCGAGGCTCAGTCCGTCAACGCCATCATCGCCGGCTTTGCGTTCGCTAGCGCCATCTCGTGGGTCGA